AATAAAATCGCGTCGGCCAAAGACCCGGCGGCAAAGGAGGAAATCATTATGGACGGCAAGCTGTTCAAGAAGATGTACGACGAAATCAACCCCACCTACAACACCATCGACGAAGTGCCCAGCTACTGGCGCAAGGACATCAAGGAGCTGGTGGAGAAGGGCATCATCAGTGGTGTGGGCGGCGGCAAGCTGGGCATGACCCATAGCGACTGCAAGGCCGCTGTGCTTGCCAAGCGCATCAGGGAGAAGCTGTAATGCCCGCGCACATGAAAGAGCAGGTAGTCAAGGTGAAGACCCGCCCAGACTTCTCCAAGCAGCTCATCTCCGATATCCGCTGGCTCCTTTGGGCCGTGACGCTGGGGGGTCTGCTGCTGGCTGCCTACTGCATCCACAACGGTTATGTGGGCTCCCTGCCGTGGCTCTCGGCGATGGTGGGCCTGCCCTGGACGGCGCATGGCGTGGTGTGCAGCTTCTACCTCAATATGGCGAAGTCGGACCATAAGGAGGGCGGCATCACCTTTGAGAGCGCAAAAGCGAACCAATTTGCAACCGATACTGATAATAACCCCTTGGGTTAGAAAGGAATGTTATCAAAATGAATGAGTTTCTGACAACTTTATTGCAGGCTGTCATAATTGCCGTTGTGCCGGTGCTTGTGACGTTTTTCTGCAAGGCAGTTCGGTCGGCGGCTCAGTACCTGAGCGACAAGGCCGAGAACGAAAACGCCCAGTGGTATCTGGCTGAGGTGGCTGAGGCCATCACGAACGCTGTTACGTTCACCAGCCAGACCTATGTGGACGCGCTGAAGAAATCAGGACAGTTCACCAAAGAGAATCAGGAGTGGGCACTTAGTGTGGCCCTGAGCCAAGCCAAGCTCCAGCTTACCGAGGAGGTAAGAGATTTTTTGGTGAAATCATATGGGCCGCTTGACCGGTATCTGGAAGGCCGGATTGAGGCTGAGGTGCGTAGGCAGAAACTTGACCAACCCGCCACCCTCGCCCTCCCGGTTGTTTCTGAAATCGCTACGGATGCTACCGCTCTCGCGGCAAGCACCGCCGCCGCCGCAACCGCAGCCAGCGTGGCCCAGACCGCACTAAGCCAGATGAGCGCGGAGGTTCTTCCCGGAACACCGCTCGAATAATCACACGCGTGTGAAAACTAAATAAAGAAATAAACACGCGTGTAAAAAGTGAACGAATGATTTGAGTTGTTGACAAAGAAGTCAAATCGGTGTATGATGTTCTTGTGTCATCAGGCGAAATCTATCTTTGTATGCAAAGCCCCGGCTCTCTGTAAAAGGAGAGCTGGGGCTTTTTGTCTTTAGAAGGCCCATTCAATTTTTACATCATCATCCGTCAAGACTATTCGGGAAATCAGGCTCTGTATAATCCGGCGTTTCTGGTCTTCATCCGCAAAGTCCCAGATTTCCGCTGCGTTTGCAAGAAGTTCCTGCGCAAGGTCGAAGGGCAAGACGTTGACTTTTTTCTCCGGTGTCACGTCTTCTTGCAGGGCCATTTTCTCAGCATAGAGTCTGTTAATTCTTTCGCCCAGCACGTCGGCGGGGATATTATCATTTTGGTAGAGCTCCATGAGCTTAGCTATGCTCCGGTCGATCTCCCGGGTCCTTTTCTCGATGGCAGAGTTTTGAGGTGTAGGTGAACTCGGTAGCCGGCTGGCTGCGATTTCTGCGGCCAGGTCTGGCGACTGTAAAACTTCCCTTATTTTGGCGTCAATAATCGGCTCAAGTTCCTGTGCTTTCCAGTGCTTATTGTGGCACTCTGGGTCTTTTATCATTTCTTTTACTTGTTTGGTGCGGGAGTAGCAAGAATAGTAGCGATACTTACCGCTGTTTCGGAGATAATAACGGCCCCCGCAATGCCCGCAGAACAGCATACCCGTCAGCATATATTTTGCCCGGAAGGATTTCATGCCGTATTTCTCCTTTCGATTTTGGCGCATACGCTGGACGGCGTTAAACTGTTCCTCGGATATGATTGCCTCGTGTGCGTTCTCCACCACGACATCTCCGAAGTGAATCCTGCCCAGGTATGTTTCATTCTCCAGCATATAGCGGATGCCGGTCCATGAGTTATAGCTGCTGTACCGGTTTGTGTAGCCGGCAGCTTTCAGCCTATCCTCGATAGCTTGGAGTGACAAACCAGCTAGATACCATTCAAATATCTTCTGAACCTGCTGAGCTTCGTAGGGGTTTACCACGAGCTTGCCGATAGAGGGGTCGTAGTTGTACCCTATGGGGATGTATCCCCCGCCCTGGTATAAGCCCGCCTTGGCCCGAGCTAAGCGGCCCATCTTTGTACGTTCCTTGATTTGCTCCCGCTCCAGCTGCGCAAAGACCGCCAGAAGGCCAATCATAGCTTTGCCAAAAGGAGACGAGGTGTCAAAGCTCTCCTGCATCGAGATGAAGTCAACTTTGTTCGGAAGAAAAACTTCCTCGATGAGGTAGAGGGTGTCCCGCTGCGAACGGGATAGTCTGTCAAGTTTGTAGACCAGCACCAGGTCGAATTTGTCTGTTTCGGAGATCAGCTTTTGTATGCCGGGCCGCTTGATGTTACTGCCGGTATACCCTCCATCAACATAAATGTCGGCTATTACCCAATCCTGCGCTTTGCAATAAGCGATTAGACGTTCTTTTTGTTCGCCGACCGAATAGCCCTCCTGGGCCTGCTCCTGCGTAGAGACGCGGATATAGAGCGCAGCTCGCTTCAAGAAAGAATCCAATCCGAGAGGTGGCAAACGCCGTAGCATCCTCCCTTATTGTGATACGCTTTAACGCGTTGCGCTTTTGTTGGGCAGCTTGTATTCGTCATTTTTCCTCAGCCTCCTCTAAGTCTACCGCAAAGTTGAGAAGTTTTAGCCTCCCCCGAACGCCGAGGGTTTCGTAAATACGAAGTAGCTCGACCGCCTCGGGTGAGATGGCCTTGTTGCCTCCGTTGATAACGGTCCCACCGTTATTTGCCTGAATGAACGGACTATTGGAGAGAAAACCGTTGATGTTGTTCTCTATGGAGGGTACTGTTTCGGCACCCTTCAGCAGATAATCCAGGGAGACGTTGTAAAAGTCGGAGAGTTTGATGAGCATTTCAACGCTGGGGAATGAATTATCCATCGTTTCGTACTTGCCGATTGTGGATGGCACCACCCCGAGATTTTCTCCAACCTCGCGTTGCGAAATGCCGCGTGACAGTCTTAGAGCCTTTAGCCTTTTTCCAAATTCGTCCACTGCGGGACACCTCCTTTAGTCTTGGTGCTCTCATTATATACCCTGTTAGTCGTAAAGTCAAGGAAAAATTTTCAAGAAAATATCCGAAAAACTTGAGAATAATGGTTGACAAACGAGAGCATTAGTGGTATAATAAGACCAGGGGGACAGGGAGAGACACTATCGGTAATCTGAATTGGAGGTGAACAGATGAACGCACTGACACGGAGACGCTTACAAGCTGCAATCCCTACGCAGTCTGAGGCAGCAAAGGCCCTGGGGGTCGAACCCTCTGCGGTAGGTAAGTGGGAACGCGGCGAGGCTAAGCCCCGAATCGAAAGATTGCCTGCCCTCGCCGAGCTTTACGGCTGTACTGTTGAGGACCTGCTGGCTGACCTTAGCAGCTACGATTGTGCCGGAGCACGTTCGACATGACCGGGGCGGCGGCTAGTTTGCTTGCTGTGGCAAAAGAGCTTGCCCAGCAGGCACAGGATAGCCTACCGAGAATCCGGGAGGGCGAACAGGTCCGGCGCGAGTGGTATAAGAACGGTGTTTACAGTAGAGAGACGATGTTCGATGGCGAGATTGTCCTGAGCCAGTATGACTTTCGCCAGAGGGCGGTTACGGTGAAAAGAGGTGATAGGCAATCATTGACGTAATCTGCCGGACTTGCCTATAACAGCTCTCCGGTCCGGCAGACTCGCGTCACTCGCCGTTTTCATGTATTTCTGTCTTTACACTCTCATTATACCACTAACGCTCTCTTTTGTCAATACTTTTTCTAAAAATATTTTACTAAAAGTCGCGTCGGCTTCCACAGTTACGCGACCACTTTGCGGAAAGCGTTCTCCCACCACCAGTCGATGAAAGCGACCTGCTCGGTGATGTCTGCGGCGTAGGTGGAGAGGGGATTAGGAGCATACACCTCGCTCTGGTTCATGGTGTCCATCGAGGCGCCGGTGAAGCGGTAGCCGGTCAGGTTGTGCTCAGCGTCAAACTCCAGGGTGCAGATGGCGCAGTTGCGGTAACGAATCTGGATGCCCTTTTTGGTGCTCTGGAGCCGAACTTTCTTGGCGTGTTTGTTGCCCGTCGCCTCAATGATATGCTTGGCGGTGTCCAGGGCCAGCTCCTCAGCGCTGGGAGCCATGACAGCGATGCTGTTAGTGAACTCACGCTCGCTGATTTCCCGGAGCTTTTCGCTGGGGATGTGGGGCGCAAGCACGATCATGCGGGGCGCGGCCTGCTCAGGCTCAGCGGTCTCGGGCTGGTAGGTATCCAGGCTGAACGGAACTGCCAGGGCGGTGCAGGTCTCGGCCTGCTCGGTGGGCTCGGCGGCGGGGGCCTCAGTTTCAGTGGTCTCCAGGCTGACCTGCTCGCCGGCGTTGGCCTCGTACTCGGCGCGGCTGATAACCTTCCGCTTGCCGTTCTCATCAACGCGGTAGAAGCGAGCCTTGCCATTTTTGTCGGTGGTCTGAATATAAGTGTACGTCATGATTATCTTCCTTTCTGCCCTGCCATCATCAGACCAGGTGGGGCGGTTCCTGGTGACGGGCCTCCGGCCCGTTTCGGCTACTTATACTTGTACACTGCGTGTGCGTCGTGGCAGCTTGCGTATCTCTCAGCTGTTGAGCCGTCAGGCTTGTCGAACATCACGACCCGCTTTGCAAGCCATCCGAGCTTCAGGCCGGAAAACTCATTCAGCATATCCAGCATCCCCTGTGCTCTGTCGAAGTTCTCCTGGGCTACCTTATTGATTTTATCGATTTGTTCGAGCATTGTCATTTTACTCATCCTTTCCGGCCTCTCGGCCTATCAGCACCCGTCGCTCTCAGCGCTCGGGTTGTTTTGTTGTCTTTCACTATCTTTATTATATCACGATATCGTTATATTGTCAAGGGTTTTTCTGAATTTTTTTCAAGAAAATCGAGGTTTTTTCACATTCGCCGAAAATCAGACACAGCAAACAGAGCGCCCCGCTTAAAACGGGACGCTCTGTTTACCTATGCTCTCGAGCTCAGGCTTGCAGCCTGCGGTCAGGGCTGAACTTCTTACCATCTTCGTAGCCTGCTCTCAGGGCGCTGGACTCAAGGCAGCTAGTAACTGCTGAGCGAAAGTTCTCCTTGCGGACGTTCGTCATGGCCTCTGTCACCTCTTTCGGCTTGAGCAGCACTAAGCCCCACTCCGCGTTCTTGGCTTTCTGTTCCTCAAACTGCTGCTTCAGCCCCACGGCAAATCCCAGGCCGTAGCTGTTGCTAACTGGAGCAAATGAACCGGATACAGGGTTGCCACAGTCTTTTCGCAGCCGCTGGATGCTTGCGCGGACACAATCTACGGCGTACTCGAAAATAACCGTGCAGACTTCTACATCATCAGCCAGGCCCACAAATCCCATGCGGCGTGTTTGATGTCCTGGGGTTCGGTTGCTCATCGCGTAGCAGCAGTAATTGTCGCTGATTACTTTGCAAAGGTCCACTATCCACGGTTCCCGCCGCTTGCTACACGTTATCTCTGTATAATGGGTGACCACGTTTCTGCCCTTCGGCCCATCCAGGTCAGCCTCGGTGAGCTTGTGCTTCACCATCAGTTCCTGAGCCCGCAGCATGGCCCCCCCGCGCCTCGTTCTCGTTCGAGCTCTCAGCCAGAGCTAAGAGCTTGCGTATTTTGCTCTTGTAATCGACTGCCATCAGACACACTCCCTCAGTATCTTCGTAACCTCGTTGTAGTGCAGGCTAGGACCCCCGATACAGTCGCCGCCTGGGAACCGGTATATCCCGCACATGAGCCCATCCGTAAGAGGCTGGATATCCACCAGCCAGCCCTTGTACTCGCCATGGTTAATTTCTTTCGGGGCTCCAGACAATTCGTATGCGTCCACCGTAGACAACTGCACGGTCACGCGCCCAGACT